TCTGAGTAGCTATCTGCTTGAGGGAAGTGATGCTTGAGCACCTTCTGACCGAACTCATTCCACTCACAATGAAACACGTTCTCCCAGCCCATCCATTCAGCAGCAAGGTCGAAGCCTCCAATTCCTGAGAAGAGCGAGCCGTGTCTCATTGCTCGTAAAGTTCTCCAGCCTTAATCCAGGAGAGCTTGTGCTCCTTTGAATCCCAATCAGCTCGGTAGCCGAACTCATTGAGCATAATCATCAGGTCTTGTCGAAGGTCAGAGTCATACTTGATCCAATCCTCCATTGCCTTCATTGCATGAATAACGGTTGAGTGATGCCTGTTGAATATCTTCCCGATGCCCTCCATCGTGAGATTATTCGAAACTACTTTCTTCTTGATGCTCCAAAAAATACAATAGCGGAGCATCTTCAAGTTCTGAACTCTTGATCCTCCCTCTGCTGCACTTCTCTCAAGCTCGTAATACTTGCACCAATAGTCGATCAGATCATCAACGTCCTTGATTGTCTCTTGTGCTTGCACTTCAATCTTCTTTAACTTGTGAAGTATCACCGCCTCCTCCAGCTCGTTGAGTAGAGGCTCGTGGTTGTCAATTATTCGCTTATAAATTTCGTTCATTTCAAAAGGTCTTTGTAGTGTTTAATCATTTCAATCAGTTCCGCGTCCGAGAACTTTGAAGTTCTGTTACTCTTCCGTAGCAGCTCGTCAGCCTTTCCTGGATGATACTTCTGATCAATGTAGATGCTCATCTCATATTGTCGGCCTTGCTTCCACATATTGCAACCTTGACATTGAGCGTGAACGTTCTCCTCTTCCCAGCGAGTTGAGTATTTGGATCGACTCATAAAGTGTCCAGCTTGCATCTCCTTGATTGGCTTTCTGACTCCGCAAGTTGCACAAGTGCAAAGCTCGTTCTCGGAATCTCGTTGTCGGATGAATTTGCTGAACACCGAATCCAGCTCCTTCACAATTCTGCTACGGCTTCTTTTCTTCATAGTCCACAATATCCTGAGTCGCACTCGTTGAAGTCAGAGTCGAAGAGTTCAATCTGAGGATTCCAATTTATAACCTCGGAATATCTGCAATCAGATTTGAATGTTGCTTTATCAGTCTCCTGATCTGCAAACCATTGCATCTTATTAGGCATCTTTATGCTCATTTTTTTAAGCAATAGAGGACTCCTCCAATGGCATCCTACGCAGTTATTCATGTAAGCAAATCTTACAGGCTTGTTATTCCAATAGTGCTCAATTTGATCCTTGTACATATTGTCCTCAATTAATGGAAACTCAGGCTTGCAGTATCTGACTTGTTGCCAGCTATTCCTTCCATCCTTGAGCTTTGCAAATGTCGCTTTGACTTTGGTAAAGCCTTGCTCATCTACTTTGTCTAACATTCTCTGAGCTCGTTTCGTTTCATTAGCTCGGTATCCGAAGCGCATTATAACAGGCTCTTGCACTACATTATACATCCAATGCAGTATTGGCATAGTCTTTAAATCAGTAGTGCAATATCGAGCCATCTTGTTAGGCAAATACCCACCATGATTCTTAATGATTTGCTCAAATGTCTCTCCGCTTGTCCAAGTAATTGGCCTCCCGATATACTGCTCCAAATCAAGCATAGTGTAGATAATTGTATCATCTTCAGCTGTTCCAATGAACGGAGCTTGAATCCTATCCTCAACCTCGAGCCGAATCTTCTCATCAGGAAACTTGCAATCTTCTATCTTGACCAAAGCAAATACATCATAATCCGCTGGATAGTTCGCTGCGATGTAGCTGGATGTTTTACCTCCGCTTAGTGAGTTGACCGTTTTCATTGCGATAGCCATTGATGTTCCTCGTGCAGTTGAACGGTCAGAGCATCGACAACCATCTGCTGCTGCCGTAACCTTTCCGATAAGCTCTTGAGACAAGTCTCCAACTCCTCCAGCGTATCAGCTACGAAGTAACCTTTCGAGCTGGAGCAGAGTGCTGAGATGATTCCCTTCACTCTGATTCTGCTGATCATCTTCCTCAGCTTCACAGGAGTCAGCTTGTAGCCGTTGAGCCTTCCGGATAAGTTCACCTTGTTGCAGATTTCAGTTCCTGTGATGGCCTTGTCCTTGCCAATCTTGGAGCGAAGTCCAGCCACAATTAGCGGCAGAACTTCTTGCTCCTCGAATTGGTTTAAGTCCTCGGTTATCTTCTCGAAGCCTGTCAGCATCAGAAGGGAGCGTCATCGTTCGCCATCTCCTGACTTGGAGCAGAATCTCCAACTGTCATGTTGACCTTCCAAGCTACGAGCTCGGTGAACCATCTGTCCTTCCATTGTCTGCTTTCGATGTTGAACATGATTGACACCTGATCTCCGACCTTGTGGTTGAAGCTCTCCATTGCCTTTCCGAATAGGGTAAAAGCGTAGTGAACTTCCTTGTCGTTGTAGCCATCGTTATTCTTGATGACCAGCTCGGCCTTCTTGTATTCCTTGCCAGCATTTGAGACTCCTGACTTGTCTTGATACGAAACTATTGTTCCTGTAATGTCCATTATTTAGTTGTTAATTGGTTATAAAATTCGTTGCACTCTGTGATTCTGTTCTTGATCTGCTCCCAAGCATCCTCGCTCCATTCAATCTCGAAGGTCTTGACTCTAAGCTCAAGAGGAACTTGTCCGAAGGTCATATTCATCCTGACCTCAGCCTCTGCCTCTTCCGAGAGTTCTCCTCCTCGATAGGCCATTGAATCAAGCTCTCGTTGGATGAGATGCTCCGGAGTATCAACAAGGCAATAGTCGAGGAACGCTTTCCGCTTTCCTGTCAGAGCCATGTAACCCATGAGCTGCCAATAGTAGTCCTTGTTCGGAATGTCATCATCCAGCAGAGGAAAGGTATCAACACCCCATGAGCATTTGATGTCTCGAACCGAGTCCTCAAGGATAAGATCGGGAGTTCCTGTCAGGTAGTCATTTGAGAAGTGCTCCTCGTTCTTGACTGCCGCAAACGGATCAAGCTCGTATCTATCAGCAACCAAGTCAATAGCTGCATCTTCCATTATTATACCCTTGTCGAGATACTTGTTTGAGAGCACTCTCCGCACTCCCAACATCTCCTCCTTGACTATCTGCTTGATACAGGATTGAGCCGTCTTTGAAAGCTCTCCTTTTTTTCTTGAGTTGGTCATCACTTGACCAAGTGAGCTGCATCTGATCCTCATGAGTTCTCAGCGTTTGAGGCTTTCACAATCTCCTTCCAAGTCGAGTCTGAAATCTCAACGTGCTCAGACATCTCTATTCGGCTCATGCCTTCCGCATATCGGGCCACGCAATGCTCGAACATCTTTGTTCCTTTCTTGATCTCCTTCTTGGTTGTCTCCTGAGCTACTTGCTTTCCAGCAGCATCAGTATCGTCATCAGTTACGATTCCGAGCAGAGAACTCAGAGCATATCTTCGATAGTAAGTGATAGCAGAGCCGTCAACTTGAAACTGGTTCATTCCTTTCAGACTGACTCCTTTCGGAATCTCAATTTGAGAGAACTCAATCTCTCCTGTTGGGATGTGGACGAGCTTAGTCATTATCGATCTGCCGTCCAATGGCTGCGAGATTACGAGCTTATGCTTCTTGAGCAGAGGATTAATAACCTCCATGATTGAAGGAAGATCAGCGTACTTGTAGCCGTAGCCTTTCGCTCCTTTGTTGATTGCTGGACATTCCTCTTGAAAGTCCGAGAGTGCACTCCATAGAGTTGCTTTGGTTGTCTTTTTTTCCATAATAGACTTAGTTAATGATTTCGGTTAGTGGTTGATAATTGATTCCGCGTTCACGTAGGAACTCGGCAGTAATTCGGTAGATGCTTTCTGCATCGATCCGCCTGTTCGGACGGTAGTTAGACAGGCAATCGACTACGGTACTCCTCGGATATCCTGACCTATCCGATACTGCTTGGATTCCTCCGTTGGGCAGCAGCCGTAGCACTCGCTTAAATACTTCGTGTTTTTCCATTTCGCTAAGATAACAAATTTACCCTGTAACCTCGATGTTGTGGTTCGTGTAGTTCATCACATTATCGACTTTTGAAGCGTTACGTTGTCGATGGTGATGAAGTTGTTTTCCATGTACGAAATCATAAGATCCGTGCAGATGTCAGCGAAGTCAACCTTCTTCAGAACAATGTTCGTATCTGCATCCGTTTGAAGAGCCATGTAGATCAACATGAATTTTACTCTATTCCTCTTCATCATCGTATCCTGATAGGTTGATAAGTAGCTCAGGAACTCTTTTCGTGTGTACTCTTTTGTTTCCATTGTTTGAGATTTGCGGAGATGGCTCTCCAGGTTAGTCTTTAATTGGTTGAGCAGTCTTAAGGAGCTTGCTCTCTTCCTTGTAAACTTCCACTATCTGCTCGTCAGTTGAGTCATCAATGTAGTAGGTGATTCCTTTGATGGTTATGAATACTGACTCTGCACTTCTGATGTCGATTTTCATTGCTCTGTTTTCTAATGAGCTCCAAAGATATATACTTTTGTTATTCTGACAATACCAAGAGCAATCTTTTTTCTAAGTGCTTGATACTCAGGAAGAAAAATTTAGTTGGCCGAGAAGTCGAAGTTCCGATCTGCCGCCATTCCAGCAATGAACTCCTCCGTATTCACCGATGCATTGAAAATCACATCCACCTCATCTCGCATCTTCCGGATGTTGTAATAAAGGAGACCGAGTATCACAACCGAGCAGAGCATCAGGAGCGAGAGGATTATCAGGAGTATTGAGATGATTGTCAGCAGTACGCTCATAGGATTGAATTAATAACGGTATGACCTCCGATAATAACCGCGCAAGCAATCGCTGGCTTCTTGCCTCTCTTCGCGTAGGCGAAAGCGTACTGATCGAAATCTATTCCACAACCAACTTGAGTTCCGAAAATCACTCCTCTGTTGGTCGTATAGTGTTCGGTGTAGCATTGCGTATGCAGATGACCTTGAACCGTTGACTGCATATCAGCTCGGCATTTGGTTCGAGCCGTTCCTCCTTCTCCGTGAACATATTGAACTCCATCGTATTCCACCCTGTCGGAGAATGTCCATCCTGGAGCGTTGAGCACTTCAGAATAGGACTTGATCCAAGCTCGTGGAATACCACCCGTGAATGCTTTCCTTGCTACCATCCTGTCGTGATTGCCGATAATCACATCAGCCACAGGGAAAGTCTGCACCCACTTCTCCAGCTTATTGATTGCCAGCTCCAACTCATCTCCTCCTCCGAGTGCTTGCGGATCAGTCTCGTGATAGCTGGAGTAATGGTTGTCGATAATATCTCCAATAAAGATAACATTCGTGCAGTTCCACTTCTGATAACTCTCAACACAATGCTCGAAGTATTCCGGAAGAGAGAAAGGCTCATGCAGATCACCAATCACGAGAATCCTCCTCTCCTGACTCGTGAGATTGTTGAAAGCAGCCAACCTCTGACCGCTTAACCGTGGCCTATGGTCAGTCAGTTTGGGCATGAACTGCTTTGGCGAACTCAGGATCTAACTTCTCAATCTCAAGAAGGTCAGACTCCCAAGCT